CGATGTAGGGGATCACGTTGTCCACGATCTCGGGCATACGGTCAAAGGTCTTACCTGCACCGGAAATGGCCTGATAGGTGCACACCAAAGCCTTGCTGACGCCGAAGTCCTTCATCAACGGGTGCAGGGCGGGAACATAGCTCTGCAGGCTGCAGTTGGACTTGACGGCAATAAAGCCGCGCTTGGTGCCCAGACGCTTGCGCTGTGCGGGGATGATCTCGATGTGGTCGGCGTTGATCTCGGGCACCACCATGGGCACATCCGGGGTAAAGCGGTTTGCACTGTTGTTGGACACCACCGGGCACTCAGCCTTTGCATAGGCCTCTTCCAGAGCCTTGATCTCATCCTTGGGCATGTTGACTGCACAGAAGATAAAATCCACCTGAGAAGCAACCTCTTCCACCTTGGATGCATCCAAAACTACCATCTTCTTGACACTTTCCGGCATGGGGGAGGTCATGGCCCAGCGGGGACCGACAGCTTCCTCATAGGTCTTGCCGGCGCTGCGGCCGGATGCAGCCAGAACGGTCAGCTTGAACCAGGGGTGATTTTCCAGCAGCGTCACAAAACGCTGACCGACCATACCAGTCGCACCTACGATACCCACTTTATACTGTTTTTCCATTTCCAGCACCTTTCCTTTCGTGAAAGCGAACTCAATAAATATTTCTATTACATAGATTCACGGCTTGCAAACCGGACAGCGATGCAATATAATAGATACTGTTTATACAGATTTTATGATATCATTGATACGGTGTCCGTGTCAATCATCGGAAAGGCAAATTGCACGCTATGTTAAAAAAAGATTTTTGGTATGATTTACCCAAAGAACTCATTGCACAGGAGCCGGCTGACCCCAGAGACTCTGCACGGCTGATGGTGCTGAGCCAGAAAGACGACAGCATCCAGCACAAGATCTTCCACGATCTACCGGAATTTTTAGAGCCGGGCGACCTGCTGGTGGTAAACAATTCCAAGGTCCTGCCTGCCCGCATCGTGGGCGTCAAGCAGCCCACCGGTGCTGTGTGTGAGCTGCTTTTGCTGCGTCAGGTCAAAGGCGACCAGTGGGAGTGCCTTGCAAAGCCTGGCAAGCGGATGCAGCCCGGCACGAAGGTGAGCTTTGGTGACGGCAGCCTGACCGCCGTGGTGGACGAGACCATGGAGGACGGCAACAAGTACGTTACATTCTATTACGATACCGAGACCCTTTATGAAAAGCTGGACGAATTTGGCAAAATGCCTCTGCCGCCCTATATCACCAAGCAGCTGGAGGATCAGAGCCAGTACCAGACCGTCTATGCCAAGGAGCTTGGCAGCGCCGCAGCGCCCACGGCTGGCCTGCACTTCACCCCGGAACTGATGGATACCATCCGCGCCAAGGGCGTGAACATTGCTGAAGTGACCCTGCATGTGGGTCTGGGCACCTTCCGCCCTGTACAGGAGGACGAGATCGCGGATCACAAAATGCACAGCGAATGGTACTGCATCGACGAAAAAACGGCGCAGATGATTCGTGACACCAAAGCTGCCGGTCATCGTGTGATTGCAGTGGGCACTACCAGCTGCCGCACGCTGGAAGCCGTTGCCGCAAAGTACGGCGAAATCCGCGCCTGCAGCGGCAACACTTCTATCTTCCTGTATCCAGGCGTGAAGTTCAACTGCATCGACGGCCTGATCACCAACTTCCACCTGCCGGAAAGCACCCTTATCATGCTGGTGTCGGCCCTGTATGGCTACGAGAAGACCATGGCAGCCTATAAGGTGGCTGTGGAGGAACGTTATAGATTTTTCTCTTTTGGCGATGCGATGTTTATACGAGGCGGGAACGACCCGGGAGATAAAAAGTAATGAAAAAGTCCAGAAGCTATGCGGGTTTCTGGACTTTTTTCTTATTCGGCGGTTTTGTACGAAAATCGTAGTTCAATGCCGTTTTTGAGCAAAATTGAGGTGGTAAGGCCATCTTTTATACAAAAGTTTGAGACCGTTTCGTTGAGGAAATCCTTGACGATTTTGGGGTCGATCTTGCGGATGAAACGCTCATAATTCACATAGCGCTTGTCCAAGAGCTGCTGGGTCAGGATGAACTGGCTGGCCTTCTGCATGAAAGCCTCATCGGAAAGCGACAGGTCAAAGGCATTGGCGATGTCCAGCTCGTTGATGCGGGAGTCTACCTCGCTGAGAGCCTTGGTGATGCGCTCACGCTCGATGTTGAAGTCCTTGCTTGCCATCTCGTCATCTCCGTAGAGATAGATGGTCTTCAGGCGGTTGAGGGCGCGCTCAAGCCGGCGCTTCTCGGAAAGCAACAGATCACGTTCGCTCAAGTCCGCACTGGACTCCGTGGCCGCGATGGTAGGAGATTCAAAGCGCTTCTCATCAAAGCCGCTGCGCAGGTGGTTGTATAGTTCTTCGAGGCCCGGACGCTCGATGTGGTCAACGCGGGAAAGTGCTTCGCCACGCAGCAGCTTCTTCTCCAATGTTTCGATGGATGTCGTTCTGCCGAAGGAGTTGGATGCTTTTATCAGGTTGGCGAAGAAGTTCAGTACGAATGGGCCGAGGGTCACATCGGAGACGTACTTGTTGGTGCAGTCCTCGGATTTGCGTCGCCGGGAGCAGATGTACATAGACGGTCTCCAGCCGTCTGCCCGGACTTTATCGGTGGTTGCAG